CAGGTAGCGCAGCGCCGCCGGGCTGTTGTCGGATTTCTGCGCTGCATCTTCCATCAGCTTGATCTGCGACTGGAAGATGCGACCGCCGCCCTGGCCCATAGCGCCAGCTTCCGATTTCAACTGGTTGACCTGATTGAGGATGTTCTGCGCCAGCACCTTCTTGATCGCCTCCTGCGGGAGCGCGACGTTTGGATCACCGCCGAGCGCGACGAGTGCACGCTTATAGGCGAGATTTAGCTGACTCCCCGTGCCTGAATAGAAATTGGGATCCTTGAAAATCGAGCTCATCGCATCGAGATGCGGGCGCATTTCATCGTAGGCGCGTGCTGCCCCCTGGATGCCGTTGTAGAGCGCGCCGCCGCGCTTTGCCTCTTCGCCGCGATAGGTTTTTTCAGTTTCAAGACCCGCAGCCGCGAGCGTCTCGTCGATCTTTTTTGCCCTTTCATCATATTGCGCCGCGCGATCAAGCATTGGCTTGGTGTCATACTTCACCTTCATTGCCGCGCTTTTCTGGTCAATCTACTGCGCTTGCTGCCGCAAGTTGTTGGCCTCCGTGTTGAGGTAGTCACGAAACCAGACCGCACCCTTGCTTTTGAACGGCCCTGGCACCAGTGCATCCGCGGCCGTGGATACGCTCTGTTGCGGTCCCGCTTGTGGCCCGACAGAGGCCGGCGCCGCTTGCGCCTGCGGCCCTGCAGGGCCCGGCGGGACCACCTGTCCGGTCCTGTTCACATTGTTGACCGCCTGCACGGTCGACATGTTGGGCGGGATATTCTGCGCCGGCCCAACCGTCGCATCAGCAATCGGGCCGATCCCGGCCTGCGTCGGGCCCTGCGGCTCTTGCTGCACAGGCGCGTCGGGCTGCGGCGACATGGGACGTTGCGCAGCCGGCTGCGCCGGTTGATCCGGCGTGCCTATTCCATAGGGGCTCTCCGGTTTTGGCACAGGCCGCATGCCATACTCAAGTTGCAGGAATTGCGTGCCGCCGGCATAGTCGCCAAGTTGAAATAGCTTTTGGGCGGCCGCCTTATAGTCGGGCTGTCCAGAGGCGTCCTTCGGGAAACCTTCCTTGAATGCAGTCTGGATCGCCTGCTGGCGCTGCTGATTTTGGCCCTGGTAGTAAGCATTGCCGAGGTCGCCGAGCGCGGAGAAGTCCGCCTTCGGTACCACGAGGCTCGGCGGAGCCGGCAGCTGAGCATTGTCCCAGGCGGGCATTAGTGCTCTCGCTTTATGTCGGGTTTCCGATGCCGCTGGGCATCAAGAAATTGCCGACCGTATTGCCAAACGCAGTGAGCCCGGAGGCTAATCCGGGAAAGTTTCCGCCCTGCAGAAAACCACCTGCCGGCGCCGCATAGTTTGGTTGTCCGGTCGCTGAATTGACTGGTATGGCACCCTGCGGCGCGAGGACCGGGCCGTTTGGTCCCACCTGCCCCTGCTGCGGTTGGCCCTGCTGCATCCGCTGCTGCTGTTGCAGAAACAGTTGTCGTTGCAGTTCCTGCCGCTGCCTTTCGTCCTGCCGCTTGCGGTAATCATCGCCGATCGCGCCCAGCGCCGAGAAATCTGCCGCCGGCATGGCGATGTTCGTTGGGCTTTGATCCCATGAAGCCATTGGCGCTTATCCCCTTTAGACGAAGGCCGCCGCCGCCTTGGCGGCGTTGAGCCCGAAATTCCACATATTCTGTGACGCCTGTTGCGGCGCCAGAGCGGCTGCCGCCTGCGCGTTGCCGATGCCGACATTGGTGCCGTAGGCCATGCTGGCCTGGGTGCCATAGTTCTGCGCCGTGTTGCCTGCCATTGCGTTGTAGCCCGCCTGCGCGCCGCCCGCGTTGGCGGTCGAGGCGCCGATAAAGGGTTGCAGGTTGCCGACGTATTGCTGCCAGTTTTGATTGGCGAGGTTATGCGCGAGCGTAGTAATCCCCGCCGCCGTGTTGCCCGAGCCGAGCGAGCCGGTCGCGGCCGCGTTGCGCATGTAATTCTGGGTTGCCTGATCGACCCCATACTGGTAGCCGGGACTGCCCTGGAAATTTGCCACGGCGTTCGCGTTGCCTTGTGGTCCGTTGACGCCGGTCGCGTTGGCATAGGCGGTCTGGCCCGCCTGCGTTGTCCCAAGATTTTGCAGGAACGGCGTGACGCCCTGGGTATACTGCCCGGTCGATGTGTCGAGCCCGGTCTTGAGCAGATCCTGGCCCTGCTGTTGCCCCCTTTGCAGCGCGGCCTGTTGAGCAGCGGCCGCCTGCTCCTGCGGTGCGGATGAGAAAATGTCGAACAGGCCCATTTAGATCACCCTGATCTGCACGGCATTGCCGCTTCGATAGAGGCCGCCGATCGGCACGCCGGCCGTCGCCGCGGCGGCGTCGTTCGCCGCATTGACGAGGCCGCCGACGTTCCCGGTCGCCATCGACCGCGCGACCCGATCGATCGACTGCAACCATTCCATCCACGGCGTTGGCACCGCCGCGATGCCGCCGTCGACCGTGACGAGCGGAACGTGCGGCTGTTGCGGCAGCGGCTTGGGTTGCTGCAGGGCCATTACGGTGCCCTCACAGTGGTTGATTGCGTGCCGCCCAGGTGGCCGATGTAGACCGGGTCGGCGATGTCGAGCCGCCAGCGCCGGCCGTGACGACCGGACATGCCGAGCGAGGTTGCGTAACAGGCGTGCCGGCCGTCGGCCTGCTTGCCCAACTTGCGCATGATCGGCACGCTCCACTTGGTGCCGCCGTCGTCCGACCATGAGATTTCGATCGTCGGATCGACCTGGATCGGGTCGATGCCGGTAGCGATGCCGACGCCCGGCTGAAACTCAAAATCCGCCCGCGCCACCCTGGTGCGCACCGGGAAATCCGCCACCGGCCCGCTTTCGATCCGGCACACCTGTTGCACGCCGTATTCGGTGAAGGTGGCGCCGTCGATCGCGCCCAGCTTGCCCGACTGGGTGTCGCCAAGGATCCACTTATAGAACGCAAGGGTGCCGCCAATACCGCGCCAGCGGATGAACTGGCCGGTGAGCAGGCTCGCGCGCTCGTTCCACTTCTGCGCGCCGAGGCCAAATTCCCAGGTGAAACTTGGCCCCGAGATCGTCCAGAACGACTTGCCCTCGTGGGTGTAGCAGCCGGCCTCCAGTTGTGTCGGGTCGACCTTGGCCTGTGCCTGGATCAGGCGGTCGAGGTCGGGCGGTGACACCTTGTCGGGCTGGAGGCCGGTCCCGAGCCGGTAGACCCCGCAGTCATCACCGACCCAGAGCAGATTGCCGAAACCCTCCTCCCAGCCGGCGAGCGCGGTGGGAGCGATCAGGCCGCGATCGAGCACGGCGAGGCGCGAATAGGGGAAGCCTGGAGGCGGGTTTGCGGTGTCCGACCACACCTCGCAGCCCGCCGTCGTAAAGATGAACAGCAGGCCCTTGTGCGCCACCACGCGGATCAGCGCGTCCTGTGCCTTGCTCTCCGCGACCGTGAAGCACAAAGGGTCGACCGAGCTCGAGTTGATGCCGGTGGCAAACACCCGCCGATCGCCGATGCCGAAGAAGAAATACCCGTCCTGGAAGCACACCGAATTCGCAAACGGCAGATCGGCATCCGGCCATGCGATTGGCGCCGCGCCCGATGCGTCGGTCAGGAAAGCACCGTTCTCGGTGACGATCGCGACCTGACACGTCGGCACCAGATTGTTGCGCGCCATCTGCACCTTTTTCGTGCCGGCGAGCGCGCCAACGTCGGCGTCGACCCCGTTTGCGTCGATCTTGCGCAGCCGGCCATTGAACGCCGCAAACAGGAAATTGTTGACCAGCAGGCTGCCGCGGTAGCCGGCCTGCGCGGTGGTCGCAAACGTCGCGAGGCCCGGCTGCCGATGGCGCACCGAGCGCCCATCAACGATCGGCTCAGCCGAGCAGTTGATCAGACGCCCGGCGCCCTCGACCGGATGACCGCCGGGGGCAGTAGTCAACGGAAACGGGATTTTCGGCGGCGCCGGCATCAATAATACTCCGTGCGCAACCGCTCATAGGTCGGTCGTCCGCGCACGATTTCGCGGATCTGGCTCTCGGCCTGCAGCACCTGGGCGTTGAGCTTGTCGAGCTCGTCCTGTTGGAGCCCAAAATTCTGCTTGTTGCTGTCGGCGAGCAGGATCGCGGTCTGAATGAAAATCTCATCCGGGACCGCGTCCGGGTTGGGGATGTAGACGAGCTCGCGGGCAGCAAGCGCCTTAAGCACCGTGTCCACGTCGTCGTCGATGATCTTGGCGGTGTCGGCGTCGACCGTCTGGCCGACCGCCGAGATACCGAGAACATCGAGCGCTTTCGAGACAAGGTCTGCCCGCGTGCGGCTCATCAATCGTCCTCGATCATTTTGCGGTCATCGAGCGCGACCGGGTCGATGTCCTTGCCGGGCGGCGTGATCGGCTCGGCCGTCGGCCTGACCCGCTTCGCCCGCGGGTGGCCCTCGACCTCAAACCACGGGTTGGTTTTCGCCGACGCGATGATGTCCTTGCGGGTCACCCGCTTGGGCACGTTGGCCTCGAATGTCACGCCGGCTGCATCGCTTTCGCCGGCCCACACGGTGGTGACCGGATCGCCGGGATCGAGCGGCCGATAGGTCACCATGGTGCCTTTCGGCTTCTCGACCTCGACCTCGTGTTCGGGTTCGTCCTCATGCGTATTGCGTGGCCGCCCAGGCCTGCGCTTCTCGTGCTCGGTCATGCGGTTTCCCTTCCGTAGAGGGACCGCGGGGCGCCGGGTGGAACCCCGCGGCCAAGTGAGCTCCCTCCCCCATTGGGAGAGGAGGGAACACCCGAGGTCACTGGTCGTTGTCCGGGATGTAGCTCAGGATCAGCGTGGCATCGCCCGCCGACGCAGCGCCGCCGGTCGAGGCATACTTGAGCCAGATGTCCACCTCGCTGGTGCTGGCCATGCCGACCGCCGTTCCCGCCGCAAAACCAGCGGCGTGCAGCGACTGCGACGCCGCGATGTCGGTGCCGCCGTTGGTCGATCCCAGGACAATGGTATCGGTGGTCACAGAGTTGAACGCCGTATTCACATGAACCGCCACCGCCGTGATGATCGCGCGCGCCGGCAACCGGCCGATTTTGACGCCGGCCGACATTGCCGCCACGTTGTTGATACCGAGCCGCACGCGGAAGAAATGCTGCTGTTGCTCGCCGGAATTGCGCGCCGGCAGTGCCGGCGGCACCACCAGCGCGAGGAAGCCAAGCCCGGCCACCGGGATCGCCGCCGAGGCGCCGAATGCGGCAATGACGACGATCGCAAGAACGAATGCGCCGACATAAACCGCGGTTTTGAGGTTTTTCGACATAGCAAAACCTTTCTGGGTTGAGTGCGTTTAAACGGGGGCATTGGCGCCCCCGCCGCGGTTATCAGGTATCGGCCGTCGCGGTGACGAACACCGTGGCGATGCCCCATTCCTTGAGCAGGCCGGCGAGATCCTTCTTGACGATCTTTCCGACGCCGTAGGCCATCTTGATGCCCGAGCCCCGGAAAAACTGGTAATCGTCCTCTTTCAGGAACGTCGGCATGGGCATGCGCCCATACACCAGCGCCGCCGCCATCTGGCCACACAGGAAGCACGGCGCGATCTGCGTGCCGCCACCACCCGCGGTCGTATAGAACGCCGGCAGTCGCACCGACATTTCCGGGATCTCCCGGATGATGATGCCGTTGTAGAGCAGGTCGCCGTCCTGGAAGAGCGGGTTCTTGTTGATGCCGTCGCCCTCACGAGCACGCGCGTTGGTGTTCGCCTGGACGATGGTGGTGTCGAGCGCAATGTCGCGGAACGCCTCCTGGCCGACGAACAGCACGAAATATTCCCTGCCGTTCGACAGCTTGTAAGGCCGGATGCGCGGGTTGGCCTTTTTCGCGATACGCTTGATCTTCAACAGGATCGGGGCGGACAGCGGCTTGGCGGTGATGTTGGCGCATGACGCCGCGAACACGCCGGTGTTGTTGCTCTTGAGGTCGCCAAACAGCACGCGGTCGGTGTTGTTGACCAGCCACGTATTGCGATCGGCGACGGCGGCGGCATCCATGTAGATGCCGTTGACGCGCTGACCGAATGATGTTCCGAGGCCGGCCGGCGAGCTCTCCGACGGGATCGCGTAGAGGGCGTCGATGATCTCGTCGCGCTGGAGCTCCTTGCCCCAGTCCGACAGCAGCGGCTTGGCCTCGGCGAACAGGTCCACCGAGCTCTTCTGCTCTTCGGCGTTGGAGATCTTGACGGCATTGCGCGCCCAGTCGATCCACATGCGCATGCCGTAATTGTCGATCGACTCCTCGTTGCCGACCAGCGTGCCGGTCGCCACCGCTTGGTTCTTGAGGCGGGCGATCAGCGGGATGTTGATCTGCTCGCCGCCCTTCTTGGGATCGGTAAACGAGCGGATGATCGAATTGACCGCCGATCCCATGTAAGGCGAGAACAGGTTCTCGCGGATATACTCCCGGCAGATCTGCCGTCGAAACTGGATTAGTTTGTTGTTAGTTTGGACAGTGGTGGAAGCCATTGGCTCTCTCCCCAACGGCTGCCGTCGTTAGCGGTCAGCCGCGGCCGTTCATCGCATAATCGAAGATTGCCCCGTCCTCGTTGTCGGCCGCGCCGAGGAGCTCGTTAGCGGAGCTCCCGCCGCGCGCCCGGTTGAGCGACGGTGGCAATCTGGTGACGTTGCGCGGGGCACCTTGAGGCCCGCCATCTCTCTGCTCGCGCCAGCGAGCGACGGCTGCTTTGACCATGTCCGGGTCGTTGAGAAACTCGTCACGCATCTTCTGTCGATACGCCGCGGGATCGCTCCCCATTTCCTGCAACAGGGTTTGCTCGCGGTGCCATCGCATCAACGCCTTTGCCGGATTGGGCGCGGTGTAGATGCGATTGCCGATCGCCTGATCGACAGGGTTGTTGGGATTGAGCCTCTGCAGGTTGACATACGCCGCCTCGAATTCCTTGCCCAAAGCTTCGTGCGTTTCAGCAAAGGTTTCTTCGATGCGCCGCATCGTGTAGCGCTGCTCGGCCTGTGCGACGACGTACCGCTCGTAACCGTCGGGATCGAGCACCGGATCCGGTTTTGCCGGCGCCGGTGGCGGCTCGTGCCGCTGCTGTGGCTGCGCAGACAGCAGGCGATCAAACCGCGCCCTCTCCGCAGCAATTTCCTCGCGCATCGCGGTGGCTGCAGCCTCGGCTGCCTGCCGCTGCTTGCGCTCGGCCAGCATCTCCGCGCGCAGTCCTCGGACATCGCGCGGCTCCTCCGGTTCGGCCGGCTCCCCGGGCTCCTCGCCCGGTTTGTCGGCCGGTTTTTCCTCTTCGGCGGGTTCGCCGGGCTTTTTCGGGTCGCCCTCGGCCGCGACGAGCTCGTCGTCGTCCTCGATCTGACCTTCCGGCCCGTCGCCCATCTCCTCAAGGGAGCGATCGGTATCGTCGAAGTCCTGCTCCTCGTCGGTGAACGCAGCCGCCATCAACTCTTGGTCGGTGTTCGCGACGGGGCCTTTATCGACTGGGGACATGGTCATTTCTCTTGGAATGCGCCGTAACGTGGCGACGGACGAAACGCCCGCTTTCCCTGCGTGCGACTTAGGGGCCCCGGTATCGTCGGGGCAGACGAGCTCGCAACTTAGACGGCGGCGTCAGCGCGACCGGCGCCGGTGCACAGGTTTTTTCCGCGCTGGCATATTTTGGTGTCTGGGTGCCGCCGCTTGCGTTGTCGCCGGCGGCGTTTCCGGCTCGATCGCCATGATGGTCAGCTTGCCACCGGGCTCGACCGTAAAAATCTCGGGCACGCCGGGCGCGAGGCGCAGCGCGTCGAGCCCTGGCCCGGCATCGCCCACCTGGATCGCACACGCCGCGTCGGTGAGCACGCGAATGAGCGTGGTCCCGTTGGAAAAGGGCTGCGACATCGTCGTGCCGCCGACCGATACGATCTGCTCGGCGAGCGGAGGCAACTTCAGGGCGGCCACGGCGCCGCTCGGTACGTTGCCGGGGAATTCGGCGATCGAGATCTTGGGCATCACTGCATCTCCGGTTGGAACGGGAGCGGGTATTGCTGCTCGCGCGCCATCTGCAGCACCTCGCCGGCCGCCGCGCGACTGTTCATCATGGGGTCGGGCGGTGCTGGGGCTGCATCTCACCTTGCTGTCCCTGCGGCGCCCCCTGGGGCTGCTGCAGTTCGTTCATCAGCGAGATGTTGTCGCGCATCGTCTCGGCGACGTTGCTGTGCGCCTCGGTGGCGGTCTTGGTCGCGGTCGCCGAGGCCTGCTCCGCCAGCGCGAGGCTCTTGATCGCGTTCGCGCGCCGCTCCATCCCGTGCGTGTGCGCGTTCTCGATCCGCACCGCCTCGTGCGCCACCTGCATCGAGGCAAGCTGGCTCTGCACCTGCGCCTGCGGGTTGTTCTGCGCCGCATCCATCTTCTGCTTGATGCTCGCCTTGACCGAGGCCTGCAGCGGCGCGAGCTCGATAAACACGTCGACCGGCACCTGCATGCCGGCCTGCGCCATCCCCAGCAGGATGTCGAAACTGTCGGCCATCATGTTGATGACATCCGGGCCCTCGTCGAGGATGATGTCGACATCGATCTGACCGACTGCGTTGACCACCACCGGCGTGCCGCGCTGGTCAACATCGACGCCGTTGATCTGGATAAACTGCGCAAGCCCCTGGTCGTCGTTCACCCGGATCCAGCGCTCGGCCTGCCAGAACCGCGAGATGGCGAACCAGATCGCGCGATAAACTCGCAGTTTCCAGTTTCGATAGCTGATGACGAACGGGCCGAGCTCGGCGGTGGCGCCCTGTTGCAACAGATTGATCGCGCGGCCGGACAGGTTTTTCGGCGCGTCGCCCTGGCCGACCGACGGCGTCACGTTGGCGATGCGCTCGATTTCCTGCTTGGCCTCGACCAGGAACTGCAGTTGAGCGGCGAGATCCGCCTGCGTGTCGTCGGGCTTGGCCTGCTTGTTCGGGTTGATCTCCAGCACGCCGTCCGGCCGCGCCCACTCGCGCCGCGCCGTCTCCACGTCGTTGACGGCGCCCTTCTCCAGGATCAGCCGGCGGCTGTTGGAAATGTGCAGCGCCTTCGATCGCCGCTGGTTGATCTCATCCTGTGCGCCCTGCATGTCGCGCACGAAACCGTGCCGATCGGCGTCGTGATCGACCGAGGCGGAGAACACGATAAAGCGCGAGATAGTCTTGCCGGTTTCGTTGATGAACGGAGATACATCGCCGTCAATGTAGATGTCGCCGACGTAAAAGCACCACTGCCACTCGCCGTTCTCGATATACCAATGCTCGACCAGACGCAGCCGGCGCTCGGTAATCAGGATCCACTTGTACTCGTTGTCGGCGTTGGTCGTCAGGTCGCTGCCGGTGTTGAGGATCCCCGAGATGAGCTCCTCCTGGTCGGGGAACATCTCGATCGCTTCGTTTTCGTCGATCCACTTGCCCAGCCCCATGAACCGGCAGTCGGAGAAATCGTCCGCGCGCGACCGCGGGTCATAGAAAAAGTCCTCGTTGTAGATCACCTCCAGGCTGACATCAGGATCCTGGTGGTCACCCCGCTTGAGCTCCAGCGCAACGCCGGCGAGACCCTCGATCGCGGCCTTGCGGCACACCTCCGACGACATCATCTGCCACGCCACGCCGTCGAGCACCGCGCGGATCGACTGGGTGGCGACCGAGGCGCCGGCCTCGTTGCGCGGATTGCGCGGGTAGGCCTTGGGATCCTGGCGCAGCCGCTCGACCAGCCCGACAATGCCGTTGATCTTGGGCGCGACCCGGTTGTAGGTGATGATCGGCTGGAGGCGCTCGCGCAGCGCCTTGACGGCCTCGGCCGACCACTGCGCGCCGTGGTAATACCGGCGCGAGATCTTCTGCTCTTCGATCTCAGGCTGCTTGGTACCGAGGTAATCGAGATACTGCCGCCTCAACTTGGTCACGTCGGCCTTGCCGTCGGGCCGATCGGCCACCGCGCGGCGCGAGACACCGTCGCCTCCGCCGGCTAGCGTCGAGGAGGTTGCGTTGTCGTTGTCGTAAAAGCCGCGGGCGGTCGGCGCCGTCTGTGCCATGGCGGCGCACGCTACGCTTTTTGCAAGCGAAGCCTGTCGGCCGTTCACAGGTTTTTGCTAGGGCAGCCCCATGTGGACCTTCACGGCCTCCCCTCCACGGCGGCGATGGCGGCGCGGGCGTTTGCCCAATCTTCGAGGATGGGATTATCGCTTTCCACAAGCGTCTTCAGCGCCGCGAGCAGTTGGTCGCGCTGGGCGCGGAGGCAGTCGTTCTCTGCGCGACGTTGGTCTATGGCGAGATTGGCGATTTCCATCGCGGCGGTTAGCGGCTTGTCGAGTGCTTTCCAACGCCGCAGGTTTTCATTCTCGGCGCGGAGGCGGGCGATCTCAGCGGCGCAGTCCCGCCGGCCCTGCTCGCGGCCGTCCTTGAAGGCGTCCTGCTCGCTCACGACTTTTGGTCCTCGACCAGATGAAACTCCCGGCGCCGCCGCTCGGCCGCCAGCCGCCGCCGCTCGGCCGCGAACTCGTCGGACGCCTCCCGCAACTGCTTGGCGATTTCGGGATGCACGATGAAAACGTACCGGTCACCGATCCACGGCATCACAGCACCTCGGCCTCGTCTGGCGGCGGCACCGATTTCCAAACCCAATATCCTATTTTTCGCCACTCCCACACGTACTGACCGTCCCCGTGCTGAGCGTCACCCATTGCGCGCGTCCGCAGGTGGTCGTGCGTTATCCGCTGGCCGTCAAACGGACCCCCGCAACACTCCCCAGTATGATCATTCCATGGCTCCCCCCTCCGCTTCCCGGCCTTTCGCAACATCTTCGCAGTTTCCCAATCCATCACAGCACCTGTATGCTGGTCGAGTGCGACCGGTCGCCGCCGAAATCCTCATCCGCCCCGTCACGGTAGCCGTCACGCGCCGGCTCGGGCTGAGGCTTGTCTTGCAGCCAGGGCCGCGACGAGCAGCCATAGCGCCAGTCGTCGGCGGCATGGTCCTCTGAGTTGGTGTCGAGATCCTCGACCACCTCGGCGTCGTGCTGCAGCACCGGGATCGTGCGGATCGAGGCGACGCAGGTCGAGAAGCAATAGACCATGGGCTTGCCCACGGGCTCGCCGGTGCCGTCCAGCTTGCCCACCATGCGCGAGCGCATCTGGTCCCAGCCCGACATGGGGCCGCGCCGATCCTTCGACCCGCGGCGCGACACGCGGGTGTTGTCGGCCTCGTGGAACGGCACCAGCTTGGCGTTGATGAGCTCCATGTTCATCACCTCGGCGATCGGCGGCCCACCGTCCTGTTTAAACGTCGAGGGATCGAGCACGCCGTACGACAGCTTGGGGTCGCTCTTTTCACGTGAAACAATCCCCCGCCCGACTTGGTCGGCCATCAGCTTGAGGCCCTTCGAACCGTCGGCGGCAGGGTCTTTCGAGCCGTACCATTCGCGGTAACGCACCAGCGCGCCGCGCGGCAGCGTCTGCTTGGTCCGCGGGTGGCGCCAGTCGTCCTGCACCACCGCCCACCAGCCGATCGAGAACGGGCTCGCCGAGCCCCAGTCGGCCGATCGAAACCGCAGCCAGTCCTTGGGGAGCTCGACCGGCGGCAAGATCATTTTTTCCGACCAGCAGTCGAAGAAGGCGCCCTCGACGATGTTCCAGTCGCCGTCGAGCCACGCCCGGACCAGCGCCTCGGAGCCGAGGCCGCGCAGCCGCGCCGCATAGCCTGGATCGGCCTGCACCAGGATCAGGTTGTCGGTCAGCCGCGCCGGCACGAACATGCGCGACATCTGCGTGACCCGATCCTCCAGCACCTCGTAGCCGCCCGGCGCCGGGTTGACGAAATACGATCGCACCCAATGGTGGCCCGGCCCGCCTGGATTGGCGGCCGATCGGATCCGCTTGGTCGGGACATCATGCGGCGAGCGCAGCCGGGCGCGCAGGTAGCGGTAAGCCTTGTCGGTCGCCCACTGCGTGAGCTCGTCCCAGCCGATCCAGGTGTACTGGTGGCCCTGGTAGCGCTGCCGGTGGCGCTCTTGCTCAAGGTAGCGGAACTTGAGCCACGCCCCGTTCGGCCAGCGATAGGTCTTGTGCACCTCGTTCCACGTCGCGCCGGTCGACGGAAAGATGTCGTGCGCGCGGCCCATGAGCTCTTCGAGCTCGGGATAGGTGCGACGGAAGATGACACCCTGCCACGCCTCGCCATAGGTCGGCACATCTTGCAGGAAATCGCCCAGCAGCAAATCGGATTTGCCGCCGCCGGCCGCGCCGCCGTAGAAGAGCTCATTGCACCACGTCGCGGACAGAGCGTCGGTCTGCGGCCCCGGCTGCGGCGCCCATGCACCGCGCAGCGTGCGGCGGATGTCGCTCACCAGAACCCTCGCCGCTTGGCCTGCGCCGCCACTGCCGCCCGCGCGCCGGCGAGCTCCTGGCGCAGCGTCTCAGTCTCACGCCGCAGCCGCTCGTTCTCGGCGAGGAGCTCGCGCATGGCCGCGACGGCCTGCTTCATGTCGGCAACCGTGGTGCCGACAAGCTGCAGATCCGAGGTGCGGATCGGCTCGTTGAGCGCCTCGCTCAGGTCGGCGACCGCCTGTTCGATGTCGGAGGCCTCGGGCGCTTCATGTGCGAGCTCGCTCATTGCTGCTCTCCGAAACATCCCAGCGTCGCCACGCCGTCGACGTAGCGCATCTCCCAGTGCTTGCCCGTGCTGCAGACGAACTGCGGATCGATCGAACCATGCTGCGCGGTCGTCAGTATGATCACGACCACGATCGCCACCCCGCCGAGCACCGCGGCGAGTACCGTGTTCTCGTGCAGCCACTTCATGAGCCCGCCCTCCCGTTGCCGTTCGCGTGGCCGTTCGGCTTGGGCAGGAGCTCGTGCTTGCGCCGCTCCAGCCATTCCTCGCGACTTTCGACCGGCGGTCGATCGACGAACATCAGGTTGACGTTTAAACTGTGCGTGTCGCCGACCGCGACGAACATGCCAAGGTGCTTGCCGATGAGCTCAAGCGCCTTGTTGGCGCCGGCACTGTCGAATTTCCATTCGCCGATCACATTGCCATCGTCGTCGAGCACCGCCTTTTTCTGCGTCGATCGCTCGGCAATCTCGACCAACATTTTGAGCACCCACTCCTTCGATACGCCCAGCCGCTCGGTCGCCTGCGCGAGCGCCGCTGTATCCGATGCTGTAATTTCTGCCCGGATTTCATCGATCCGCTGTGCAATGCTGTGACGCCGCTGCAGCCGCGAGGACGCAGCGCGATCGTCTCGCCCATAGAAAACCCTGTAGCAAGCCGTCGCATTGCCTGCGTGCTCACCACGCACGAACGCTTGCGCGAACGCCTCATGCCGTGGGTTTTTCAACGCTGGCATTTGCTGTCTCCAGGATCTCAGCCGCTCTGTTCAAGCAGTCGGCGACGCCCATCTCATGATCGGCGAGCGCCGGTAGCCGCAGCAACTTCGCAATCGGCTCCGGTATCTTTGCCCCATTGGCGTAGCCATGGGATGCCCGCAGAGAGATGCCGAGCCACTTGGCCGCCGCTGCCTGAGATAGGCCCAGAACATCAAGGGCGGCCTCGTATTGGCGCGCGGTCATCAGATCGCCTCCACCGCCACATGAAGGATATGGACAGTCTTGCCCGTCACGCGGTCGATCAGATCGCGGCCGACCTTGCGGCGCTCACCAGTGGCATGGGTTTCGGCCGATGCGAGATTGCGGGTTTTGAACTCGCGAACCCGACCATCAGCGAACAGAGTCACAACCTTGTGGGTCTTGGGAGCGGCGAGCGCGGCGGCGATCAGCGGGTGGGTCATTTCCGTCTCCGGTTTCGATGCCCCTAATATACGCAATCCTTGCGTATACGCAAGTCATGCGTAATCACGAATTGTTACAGCCGCCCTTATGAACTCTGCCGCGACTTGCGGGACGATCGCGTTGCCTACCCATGCCTCCGCAATCCGACGAAGTTCAGCCTCGCCCCAGTCACCCATCCCGGCATTCAGGGCATGGCAAACAATTCGCACGTTTCCTGACACATAGCCCAAGGCGGGAACGATGCGGTCAAGGCTGGGGCTTGTTGCACAGCGCGGCCCTGCCAGGGTCAGCGGCACGCCAGATAACTGACATCGACCCGCATCAATGACAGTCTGTAGAGCAGCAATATCAACCGCAGAAAGCGCGAAGGTAATTTGCTTTTCGCG